CTATTTGTCAGCCTTATCATCAAGCTTTGTTTCTATACGCTCAAGCGTGTCAAATATGCGCTGCATTGCCTTTGAATAGCCTTTTAGCCGTTCTTCCAGCACCATGACTTTTGCCCGTAACATAAAATGAGAACCCGCAACGGCTATCGCTAATCCTATGAAATAGGCGAAATCTTTGGTTGTCATCTCCAACATATCTATCGTTCACCATTCCGCTTCCAGCCACAATTTTTACGCCCCGTTTCATTATTGATCAGGATCTGATCGACCAGGTGATCGGGCAGTTTTGAGACATCTTCTTTTTTGGGGATAATAGGCGACAGTCCGCCACAATCAGGATCCCCAGTCGTCTGACAGGCGCTTGCGACGCTCATCAACAGGCATACGACGAATAGTCTCATCTGTCCCGATCCTTTCTTTAAGTCGCTTAAGGGCTTTGGCTGTTCGTTTGGTTTGTTCTGCGTTTAGGCCACGGCGATAGAACGAAAGGGCGACATACCCGACTAGAGCAATGACAACGAGAGCTGATGCAACCCAACGACCTAATCTGGATCCGACCAACCAGGCGAGCATATTCATCATGTGAAAATTTCCGTCGGTGTTGGCCGTCCGGCATCGTCCCACCGTGCATAGAGCGCATAGGCAGCCCCGCATATGATCGCCAAACCAACGGCAGTACCAATGATTGAACCAATTTGAATTTGATCAAACCCATTCTGGATCTCATAAAACAGATCGATGCCATCATTGAGAGACAGCCCTGCCCCGCCGACCAAGGCCGTTGTGCTGCCTTTCATCGTGCGTGAGCTGGTCAATTTTACCGGATCGTTTTTTGGGAAGCCATTTGTAATCCAGCGATATTCACCCGATGCATCAAAACACGGACAAGCCTTGGCGGCATAATCGCGATGACCAGAGATTTTTCTGACGCCATGATCACGAACAGCTTCCTGGCTTAACCGGATCATGGTTCGTTTCTGTGCCTCAGTCCGCGTATCCTTTGGCCGTTTGTGACTGTCCAACCCACCAACATAAACATAGCCGATGGTTCCACGGTTATGCCCCCGCACATGAGCACCCATTTTCCAAAGTGGGCGGCCCGACGAAACGCTGCCGTCAAGATGGATAACCTTGTGATAGCCAATGCCGTTCCAGCCGCGCTGTTTGTGCCAACTATCAATTTCTGCTACCGAAACTTCACGCCCTTCGGGTGTCGCTGTGCAATGCCAAATGAGTTCATAAATTTTGCGCATGACGCTTCTCCAAGATTGTCACTGTCATGCGTTTAGAATATCTGGTCTTTTGGCTCGTCAACTTCCCCCGATTGCTATTGAACTTCCTACTGGGATTAATCAGGCCAATTGATGGCTGGCAGCTCTGCTAGGATTTCGTCAATTGTAGGCATAGCTCTTGTACCCGCCTGCACCTTAGCCATTTCAGAATACGAGTGCAGCCAAACAGCGTCACGCCAAGCGATGAAGATTGCCGCTTCAGCGGCCCATTGCGGGTTAGTAGAATTTGCGTAAGAGGCCAGAGCAACCCCGCTGGCATAAAGCTTGGCTACCGCTGTTTCATCAATAAGAGATTGGATGGCGGCTTCAAAATCAGCGACAGTTAATGGGTCTAAGGCAGGCTCGGCGGGTGCTGAAAAACCTTCTACATCATTCCAAGACCATCCAATGCCAACTTGCTGCTCTTCTGGAATTTTAATGTGGTCAAGCAATAGTCCGACGATAACATTAGTCACAACACCATCTTCAATTTTTGCAGACTTAACCATTGTAATACTCCGTAACAATCACGCCACCGGCACCACCGGCACCGTTTGTGCCATCTGGAGTGCCCCCTGCGCCTACAGTTACTAACTCTGTCGCGCTCAAATTATCTGCATCTACAATAGCCATGGCGTAACCGCCGCCACCGCCATGTCCCTTGCCGGTGGTACTGGATGCACCACCTCCACCAAATTCACCACCGTCATGGATTGCAGTCCCTACGGGATATTGGTAACCGCCACCGCCGCCGCCTCTGGGTGCTGACCCTGCCATGCCACCATATCCAGATGCGCCCATGCTACCACCCGATTGGCCTCGCAGAAGAACATCGCCCGACGTACCAACTCCACCCCGTGACGGGTAGGTGTTATTTGCATTTGACCCCACTGTCGCACCACCAGTTGCTATGGCATGAGCGCCAAAAGATGTGGTGCCTCCACCTGTGCCACTTGCTCCGCCGGCAGCGCCGCCACCCCAAACTTCAATGACGAGATAGGCTAGTTTTGCCGGCTTAGCCCAAGTGGTGCTGGATGTCAGCACACGAAGCACTGGAACGCTTGTAACAAACGTGCCAGCTTCCAGATTAAAATTTGAATGAACGTTTGTAATATCGGAAATCGCGTGATTATGGGTTGCTTCAGCTTTGCCATCTAACCCATCTTGCAGATCTATAACTTGCGAAATCGGGAAAGGCGGGGTTGCCTCTTCTGCAGCTTCAGCGGCGTCCTCTGCTGCTTTTTTTAGATCAATGACTTCATCCCGAATATCTTGAGTGTCAGTCTTTGCCTGAGTTGCTGCCGTGACCTGTTCACCCATGGTGACGCCAAGTGCATTCAGTGCAGGAAGTGTGATATTCGAGAGAGTATCAATGATGGCATTAACCGCTCCAACGTCACGCGTATTTTCTACGATCCAGATAAGACAGCGTTCGAATAGACTGTTGGTCGTTGCTGGACTATAGCGCGCGCCAGTCAGTTTTTTATTGAGTTCGAGAGTGGCTTTGCCGCGTATGCGGTAGAGTGTGTCATCTGTGGCCGGCACCACCAACGAGACATTGCCGCCATTGTCGCCTTCAGCACCACTCACCTGATAGTCAGCACCCAGTGAAAGCTCGGTGAAGGCGCCATCTTCAGCGACGGTACCAACTTCCAGATCCTGATTTTGCTGAAATTTGAATGTGACAGGAAATTCAGTCTGATCGGCCACCGCCGTATAAAAGATTTCCCGATCGTCTTGGGTGATTGCATTTTCAGGCATGATGGGTTCCCCGCAAAATTGGCGTATCCCATCATGCCAGTTGGCTCGTTCGGTCAACCGCCGATCAGTTGGCCTCCCCTGGTATCTCTGGCTTTGCAGTCCGTTTGATTTTGCTGCCCTGCAGCTCTGTTTCGCGTCCGGCCAAAACCGCCAAATCTCCCAAGGGTGCTTCTGTTCCATCTTCCAAAAGTCGCTTGCGATAGTCCGGCCAGATCTCTTTTATCGTTTCAAACGAAACGACACCGCCGGTCGCATAACGATCGGCCAATGCCTCCAAGATCGCAGGATTTACCACTTCCAATTCACGATAATGGCCATCAATATCCATCAATCCGCGATGTTTCCATCCCGGTTGATTGAGCATCACAAGAGCATTACGCGCTTCTTTGACTGCGATATTTTCCAAGATATCAACGATGGCACCACGATCATTTCGTGGAATATTGGTAATCGTGTCATCGGCAGTCTGTGCATCACTATCTGCCAGATCCTTGCGCAACTGGGTGATTGCCCGCACAGCACGCCGCGCACGATCAAGCGGATGCAGTTTTTTGGTTTTGGCTGGTTTTCCTTCCAGATTGCGCGAAACAAGATAAACCCGTTGTTCTTCGCCAAGGCTGCCCAGATAGTCAGCAGCTCCGGCGCTGTCACCAGCTTCAAGCATGGCCGCGTAGCTCTTAACCGCACCTTCAAATTCCCCTGTACTAGGAGCAACCAATTCCCAAAACTTTCGAACCGAGCGCGAGCCCTTTGATGCTGACTTGATGAAACGTCGCAATATGGCCATATCGTCAAGAGACTGTCCCGGCTTGTCGCTACCAAAAGCATCATAGAGAGACAAAGCAGAGCGGCCCAATCCGCCGGTAAAATTGGTTATCATCTTTTCGGTAAGCGCAGGCGACCAGCCCATAAGGTCACCAATCTGTTTGGTAAGCTCCGAGGTACGGGCAGTATATTGCAATTGAGGCTCAAGGCCCTTCAATTGATCCGGAATGATCTCGGCACCGGTGAAGAAATCCTTGTTGCTCTTTGCCTCGAAATAGCTTTTCACAATCGGGTTGCTCTCCATAATATTGGGTGGCAACAAGACCTGGAACAATCCATCCATATAGCGCTCACGAGCAGTTGGATCTTCATTGATCACTCCGTCGTAAACGGCTTCTCCGATATTCAGGATCATGGCCAATTCGAAAGGTTTGGGGATTGCCGTCCATTTGTTTCCGGTCTTTACCATCCAATGCGTGGCGCGTGTGGTTTCCGAGATCTCATGATACTCATCATGTTGGCTCATCAAGGCATGAAGGCTCATTCCCATCACGGTGAGACCTGACAATCGCGCCCAGGCTTTAACGGCTTGCGGCAAGGCCCTTTGATCCTCGATCGTCAAAACTTTGCCCATTGCCTTCTTGGCCAAAGGTGTGATCATCAAACGCGTGGTTTTGTCGATGCCTTGCAGACTGGCATTGAGGAACGGAACAATACGCGAAAGCGCCACCATTTGCAGGCCGCGCCGGTCAAAGTCGATATGATCCCGAGCCAACCAAGCCGCCTCGGTTGCTGCTTCAAAGTCATCAAGTCCCCTCAATTTTGCTTCGTCAAAAAAGCTTTTAAACAGACCAAGACGCGTGGCGGTTTCCGAGATCTCGGTGATAGATGCCAATCCCTTGGCAAACTGATAGGGGCTGGTCAGAGGATTGGCCAGTTTTGAGGTGACAAAGCCCTTTTTCTCGAGAGCCTTCAGATCTCGATTGAGCGCACCATTGCGTAGTGAAGCAACATTCTCACCACCCATGATGCCGCCCATAGCGTTATAGTGCCGTGAGGCATCCCGACTGAACAGTTCGTCTCTCGCACCTTGAATGGTGGCTTTCAGGCGCTTGAACGGTTTGCCATAGAAAATCGCCGCCATGACCTGATCCCGGATGATGTTCGCGGCAATAAATTCGGGCGCCGCCGTTACACCAGTCCGCAACATACTGGCAGATGCCGCAAGCATGTCTGTTAGCATGTTTTGTTCTGATTTGTTCATCAGCGAAAATGTCTGAAACAGCAGCTGTCCAAGCTCGCCATCTGCCAAGCGCAAAGCCCGCAATTGCCCGCCATCGCGGTAGAACACAATCGGTTGCCCATTTTCTGAGATAACTTCAGGCCGGAAAAGCCGTGCTTTCTCGTCACCCAAGGAAGCTTCCAATGCATCGCGGACCACCGAGAAGTCAGCTTTTGAATAACCTTTTTGTTTGGCCGCCGCTTCCACCGCTTCAATTGGATCGATGATACTGGCCCGCATTTCACGAGCGGGTATCTCTTCGACAATCCGGCCAGATCCATGACCAGCCATGTCACCCAAACGCTTCAGGCTCTTGATCATGTCATTATGGGCGATCGCGATCGAGGTTTCATAGGCATCCATCATCAGGCTTTCAAGCGGATTGATCACATCCAGATTGGAGCCTCTAAACCGGTTCACTTGCGCCTGTTTGCCAGATCGAGCGCCCTTGCCTTCGACCTTCGTATTGCCCGGATAATCCTGTTTGCGAAGACCTGGCACATAGTCTTTGATGGCCAAACCATCCAAAAATTGATCTTGGCTGATCAAACCGGCATCATATTTTTTCTTCCAAAGATTGCGGTTCCATTCATGCACCATTTGTGCAGCCTGGCGAAAATGAGGATGGGCGGCTTCCAACTCTTGGACGTTCAATACGTGATCACCTTTGGTGAACTTGTCCGGAGCATTGGGAATGTCGCCAACTTCTAACCGATCATACTCTCCAAGAGCTCGGCGAGACCAGAGATAGGAGCCAAAGTCCTGATTAATCGCTTCATCCCATTTTGACAGCACATTGCCGCCACCTTGAGAAAAAATGATCGCATCGCGCAATGCAGGGCCTTCAGGGTTCAAGCTTTGGTAGCCATGGACGCCATGCATTAGATCCATATGCCCGGCGCTTTGTGCACCTTCCATCATGCGGGCCAATTTGTAAGGATCATCTTTGACCTTGAGATCCATTTTCTTGCCGGTATTTTCAGAGAACACCTTGGAAAGCTCGGTCACAGCCTGTTGGATCGGGTGTTTTGCATCGATGAAATCGGTATAGGCATTGTGAAAGCGATCTCCGATTGATTGGCCAATGCCGGTTCTTTTGGCCTCATCAAGCGCCTGCCCTACCAGTCCTTTGCGTTTGGTGGTGACGATTGAATTGGAAACCGCTTCGCCGGACGGCATCGTGCGCCAAGCATGATAGGTGTCCTGAATATCAACAAACCCCTTCAACCATTCCGGTTTGGTCTCTGCGAGAAAATCAGCAAAGGCTCTATTGAACCGCGGGGCCTGTTTGGATGCATAATTGGGATTGGTCAGGAATGATCTGAAAAACTCCGCAAACCCTTCAGATAACCAAAGTTCAGGTTCGTATCCACTCGGAGCCATCGGTTCCAGCTCACTGCGATAGAGTACCATCAAATCTGCGAATTTATCACCAAGACGTTGATCAATATGGTGACCAACCTCATGGGCAGAAACTTCAAAGTCGTTGGGATCCTTCAACCGGATCACTCCGGTTTTTCTATTGTGCGTACCCATTACACCTTTTTTGCTTTGCCCCAGTGGTTTCTTTACGCCCTGGCGTACGGCAGCAACACCGGTCAAATCAATCAACCGGTTTGTGATGTCCAAGAGCCGCAGGCCGGTCGCCTTATGCTGTTCAATAACCGTGCCCCGCGCTACACCATAAGATGATCGTTTGACTTCCCCTGTCATCTGCCCAAGACGGGCTTGCAACATTGGCTCTACTTCAGCATCCATTTGGGCAATAACGGCATCCAGATCCGGATCGGCTTTGCCATCGACTGCAGGAAAGCGCATATCTTGATCTGTCGGCGCGGCAGACGAGCTGTGTGTATCAGTCTGGTGACTTTCGGAGCGCTCCGTACCACTTTCGACACGCCGGCTTTCCTTGATTTTACCACCTTTGGGGTCTATATTTGTATCAGCCAGCGAAGAGGAGGACGTGTCCCCTTGGTGACCTCTACCGCGCCCCATAGTACCGCTAGAGCGCTGGTCTCTTAAGGATCTGCCTTTAATGTCTTCGAACGAAGTAAGAAGCCAAACTTTTTCCTCCCCCATCCAGTTTAAGCCTACGACACTGACATGGTTCTCACCATGTAGCAGTCGCACTCGGTTTTCATTTAGACTAAAGACCTTACTGTTGCGAATTATATCGGGCAAACTGTCGAGCACTTCAGGGTGCTTTTCTGCTATTTTTTTGAGCCCATATCCCTTTTGGGTTGTTGGGTCATACTCGCCCCAAACCACATCGATGTCGCCAAATTCAGGATGATCCAGTGCTTTGGGCGCTTCCCCTGTATCCATTTCTTTCAGACGCGCCGCAACCTTGTTCCAGTGTTTGCCGTGGGCCTCGATGTCTAGCACCGGACCAAAGCGCCCTTCCCCGACAATATCAGGTTCATCCATCGACCATTTGCCATTGTTTGCCAGCTTGCCGTCATCAATGGCCATCTGTTGCACGTCCGGACGTGATTGGGGGATGTCTGGCCTTGGCTGCAACCGATCACCCAAGGCGACGGGTTCCAAATCGGCACCAGAGACCTTTAGAGCGCGTTTTGCGTCTGTGAGCGGAGAAATGTCGCCCATATCGAGATTTGCGCCCTCTGGCGTATCCAGATTCATTCTGGGTGCGTCCATAGGTTCGGAACGCACCGCATTGTCTAGCAGATCAGATTGACGGGCTGGATCTGCAAACGCCTGATCCTTTGACCATTCAGAAATGTCATGGGCTGCTTTTGCGTCAGGATTGGCGCGGTGTGTGATGGGGCCCATAGCACCACCAATCACCGCACCCAAACCAACAGAGCTAAAAAACTGAACAGGATCGAGCTCGTCGCGAAATCCGGCTCCCATCTCTATCCCTTGAATGCTGCCATCAGTCACGGCATTGACCGCCGCAGCATCGAGCGCACCAGCAAACAGTCTGGCACGCAGGGACGCCAAGCCATGGCCGGTCAAAGCAACTGCTTTTTCACCAAGCCCGATCGGCAGAAAATTCTCCAAATGTGGAACACTGCGTTCAGCGTCAACGAAGGTACCCGCCAACTGCCCGGAAAGGGCAGCCAATCCTTCTGTGGCACCTTCCCATTCAGGAAAACTTTCCAGCCGACTATCAAAGCGATGGCGATTTTCAGGGCGAGACACATCGCGCAGCGCACCCACAACCGTGCCCTGACGCGTGGCCGCTTCCATATTGATGTAAAAGCGCTCGGCAAGACCAGGTCGCGGCGCTTGAGAAAGACCGGCAGGCTCACCCTTATAGTATTGTGCGAAAAAATTCGTTTCAGGAATTGCTGGTTTTTCCGTTTGTTGATTTTCCATTAATTTGCACCCTTCGGAGATTTCTCGCGCGACCTTCTTTGTAACTCTGGGTCGTAGTTTTCTGATCCATCAGGCTGGATGCTAATGCCCTTGCGTGAAAGTGTTCTCACATAGTGATTTGTTTGCAGTCTGCTTCGTTCTTGTGCGCGAAAATAAAACGCTGCGGCACCCTCACCAAAAGCCTCATCAAACTGGTCCGCCCTATCCGGATTTGCAATCAAGGCATTTATCACGCCATCGTCGGGCTTGAGCTTCCACTTCACCGTCTCGAATTGACCGTCCATTGCTTGCTCTGAAGTCAAAGCCCCAAGCTTCTCACCTTGGCTTTTTGCTTCAAGGCGGCTTGGCTGTTCACCCAGTGAAAGCTTTCTTAGATATCCTGTAGCTGCGGCCGCCACATCTTTATGCATGCCTTTCCAGCGCATGATCTGTGCCATGACTTCATCAGCATTGGGGCCGTAGGTTTGATCAAGCTTGAAGGCCATTTCCAACCAAGCCTGTTTGTCCACTTCACCAGCCAACGGTCGCGCAATCGCTTCCAGCTCTACATTGGTTAGAGGGGCCTTGGAATAATCAGAAATGCCCAGCGTTTCCTGTGCATCCATCCGGCCATTAATCAGCTGTTCCATCGCAGCAAGATCACCGCCATAGGCCTGTTCTTTCAAAGGCTGCAACTCATCAAAGGCTTGATCAACCGCTTCTGCTGGATCCTCCTTGCGCAATGTTGCAATGCGTTTGGCTTCTGTTGTGGCTGCTTTTACGATAGCCATTTGGTCCACATAACCAGCGCTTCCGGGCTTTGGCTCCAAGCCTTCCAACCGCGTCATCATTTCGTTGACCGGCAACAGATCGAGGCCAGTCACTGCATTAAAGGATGCTGTCTGGATCTGTCTTTTCCGCTGCCATTCATTTGCCGCATCGATCCCCAGAACCGATTTAACCTCATCAAAACTCAACTCATCGCCATCTATGGCAAGACCAACACCTGTTTGCCCGATCGACGTCAAATCATCGCCGATCAAGCGTTGCATTTTTTTGGTCTGAAGTTTGACATCTGCAGTCGCCTGACGGCGCTCGCTTGAAATAACACCGGCAAAAGTCCGCTCGAGCTTTTGCACTTGCTCGAGGGAAAGATCTTTCAGGAGCTCTTCACCCTTGGTCCAGTTTTCCTTCAAGTCCGCGACGAAGGCTTCTTTTTCGTCAGGCCCAGGCAGACTATCAAAAACCCCTTCCAACCGTGCCATGGTCACAGTATCGAAAATGGCTTTGCTCTCTTTTGCCGCAAATTGCGGGGAAATCAAACCGGCCTCAAGTGCATCTTCGATATTGGACAAATTGTCATTCATGGCGACATCGAGGTCAGCACCGGATTCTGCATCGTCTCCCACCAAATATGCTTGCCTTTGAAGGCTGGTTCGGGATGATTTGTTCACTTCGTCAAAATCAGCCCGTTCACCATCACGCACGCGCTTGTCTTCCTCTGCCATCGCAGATTTTTCATAAACACGTCTTTTGCGGGCAAAGGTTTCACGGCCAAGCTGCAACAGTTCGGGGTCAGATGACAATTTCTGCAACCGATCCAGAACATTGCCTTCGGCTTGATCAAATGCAGCAATCAAAGCGTTGGGATCATCTTTATATTCTTCATAAATGCCATCGAGTTGTTGGGTGACTTCAAGCGGAAGACGACGGCTAATGGCACGATCTTGCGCACCTTGGTAGGCCTTGCCCATAACGGACTGATTTTGTCGCAACGCCAGTGCCGGACCAGACGGCCCAGGTCTGCCGGATCCAGCTAGTTGCTGATTGGCAAACAACTTTTCAGCCTTGGCTTTATGTCCGGCCATTTGGTTCTGGACTTTGTCACGCACTGTACCGGGCGCGCCGCCGTTGTTCGCATCAGAAGCGGTATATTTGCCAACACCACCAGCATTGATTGCCGAATAGATATCCAACAAGCCCATGCCTGGTTTAACACCGGCGTTTTTGAGATATTTGACCACTGCACCTTCAGGCCCCAACTGGGAACCAATCGGATCATTCCAATCGACACCAAACTTCTTGGCCTGCGGTTCACCAAACTGGATAAGCCCGCGATGCTGCCCCCATTGGGTGGTTGGCCCTTTTTTTGTCGGATCGAATGTCCCGGCCGTCTCATAGGAAATAGCCGTTGCTAGATCAATCGGATTGATCCCGAGAGCTTGTGCTGACGAAGCAATTCCAGATTTAAGATCACCATCAAATTTGGTTGATTTAGCACCGGTCCCCAGATCAACGTTATAGCCATCAAACTGGCCTTGGGTTTTACCCGCCTCAATGCTAGCCTGTTCTCGGTGTTTCATAGCCCGATCGGCCATACTGCCAAGGGCGTTTCCCATTCGGCGCAGATCCACTTGCAATGCACGAAACACCCCCGCATTGGCATCAACGGCAAAGCCAGGCTTGGTGCTCACTTGGCCTTGGGTTTCCAAACGAGCTAATTTGCCAGGACTTCTAGCTTGACGATTAGGCATAGTTCACTCCTTAACCAAACGATCCAACAAAACCAGCCAACGCTCCCATGCTGCCAGCGGAACGGGTGCGGCCGGCAACACGACGCCAACCAGCAGCCCGCGCACGGTGCATTGCCATGCGTGCGTCCGTATCAGCGCGATCGACCGTTATGTCCTGAACCGATCTTTCTTCGAGCGTCAAAGCGTTGTCTTCAGAAACACCTTCACCAACCAATTGACCTGACGCCGCAAACTTCACAGCGTTCTCGCCCAAGGCTTTCATGAGCTGGCGTTTAATACCCGTGGTGCGCTGCAATCCCTTGGCCTGTTCATCGTGCGCCTGCATTTCAGACTCTTCAGCCTTCATTTCGAATTGCTCGGCCTGTGCGTCAGCCCCCATCAGGCCCGCGACGGCACTGGCAAAACCTGCCACACCTTTCAGGATTGTTCCTGCGGAAAGGCCAGTACCCAGACCGGCTGTGGCCGTTGCAGCCGTCGCGGTTGTGGCCGCCGCCGTTGTTGCTGCAGCCGCGCCAGCGGTAGCTGCACCAGCAGCCGCAGTTCCTGCAGCAGCTGCTCCGCCACCACCAAGTAACGCACCAATTCCACTAACAAGCATCGCCATAGGTCTCTCCTATAATTTGGCCTCGGCCGTGATCGAACGAACAGACAAGCGCCCTGGGCGCAATTGCGTGATGGTGACTGTTGGTTCGTCGCAAAACCCCGTCAGACCTCTCAATTCCACAAGACCTGTAAACCCATCGTCCAGTTCCGGATTTTCTAAATCAGGGTCATAGTCACGAAGCGCGACATCAACCGCCGGCTTGCCATTGACCGAGACAGCCAATGATGTTGTGTCGACAACCGAGATCCAAACAGAATGAATGCGGGCTTTGCGGCGCAATACGGTGTGAGGGCCGATATCTCTAGGAGGCGGCAACGTTTCGACTACGGGTGGCGCAAACAGCCCGACTTCACCAGACTGAACGGCCACATCCAAATTAATGCTGGCAGCAGAAACAGTGAACGGCCCATACACATCGCCATCACCAAGCACCCAAACATCCAACCCTTCCAGATGCTCAAGGCCGGTGATTTCCAATTCTGGCGATGCAAATGAAAAGGCTTTTGCTGCATCCAACAACAGTCCGCGCTCAAAACGTTCAAAGCGCCTTGTGCCATTGCGCTCTATGATGACGGACATTTCATTGCGTTTGTTGACCGAGACAGCCTTGAACAATCCAACTCCGGACGAGAAGCGGCCAAAGCTGGTCACATCTTGTTCCCGCAACAAAAAGCCTGCACGCATTCGGCCATGCTCATCGACAACGCCCAACAGGTTGGCGTCGGTTGACAGTGAAGCCTTCCGCAAAGCCATGTCTTTTACATCTTCAAACAGATGAGGAGACAACACCGATATGGGTTGAGAGACAAAATTGCCGTCAACATCGGTATAGCGAAACTCAGAGAGAACGGATCCAGTCTTGTGGCAGAATATTGCAGCCCCTTCATTCTTGATGATCGGGACACCGGCTTTTGTGCCGTGCGTTGAGGCTTCGACGTGAACGGTTGGTTGTGTTTTGTCTATTTCCCGTTCGGAAATCCAGTATTCCCGCTCTGATGTAAAGACCAGCATATTCCGGCCGGCAATCACATGATTGATTGTCTCCCCGCCTTCACTGTCCAGAGGCACAACAAAAGCCCCATTGGCTTCATCCAGTTTGGTGTTGAACGAAAAATACCGGCCTGTGATAGAGGTCATCCAGTTGTTGGCGCGAGACCTAAAACCACCGGCGATCAATCTTTGCTGGAAAAACATGCCGCATCGAGGCCAACCCCGAAGATTGGAAATAATTGGTTCGCCAGGAGGAACGCCAACTTTGAGTTTAAAAGCAGGGATCGCGCCATCGGCATCATCAATTGGTGTACCGGATACTGCCCAGCCATCGCCCTGGTTATCAGTACCGGCAAAAGTGATTTTGATATTGGTGCCAGAAATCACGGAAACAACAATACCAGCCCCGACATTCGGTAAATCCAGAATAGCGGCCTCTATCGCCGCTCGAACCGTTTCTCCGGTTGCGCTATAATAAATCGATACGGTTTCTTGCCCCGAAACCATCAGCCGAAAACGCTTGCCGTCGTCAAATCCTACAAAGTTGATTTCCCATTCTGCGGGTTCGCCATTGGCATAGACGGCGCCATAATCATAGTTCGGGATGTCCTCATAAGGCAGATCGTCCACCTGCCAACCGGCATCTGTCGCAATGACGCGGGATGTCTCAACATCTTCGTGAAACAAAAACATCGTATCTTGACGGTGAGCCCAAGTCAGTTCTGGCAATTGCTCATAGGTGAAGGGCAGCGCAAAATCATCTGTGATGCCATTATGTTCGAGCACATCCGCATGACCATCGCGCAAGGCGATGTCGTAAACAGTCCCCTGACTGGTTTTAAAAGGAATTAAGCGATCCGATGTCGCGGACAAATCATCAACATGGCGCAGTCCATCACACAGGCTAAAGCCCCCTTGAGGGTGGATCTGGACATTTTCAACATGCTTTGCACCGGAATGAAAATATTTGAGTTCGGTTCGATCGAACGTGAGTGGATCCAGCTCGCCCGCCGTATAGGTGGTTTGGATCCGACCTGGTCTCGCTACCATTGCCGCCCCCTTAGCTCAAATACGCTGCTGTCAGCAGATTTTCACCCATGCGCATTTTCCGGTTTGGCGTTGTGTAGCCATCCGCATTGATAGCTGCCCGCATTAGGCCACCCCGGCGCTCTTCGCGTGCATCCCCATAAGCTTCATGGATCAAGCGGTCTGCGGTTTTGCTATCACTGGCCAGTGCTTCGGCCAAAAATCCAGCCAACCCAGTCGAAACGGCTTTGGCAAAAAGCGGGTTCCACAAATGGGGCCCCACCTGCACACGCATCACCGCAAAAAGCTCTTCAACATTTGAATAGATCTTTGTGCCGAATTTCTTATAAGCGGTGAAATGATCATCTTCGATCGACGGATCATTGATCACCCGATCAGCCCCGATGATGACGTCTTTCACTGGCAATTGATGAATGCATTGATAGCCGGCAATGGGGTGCTCGGTTAGTCGGGAAAGTTGATGCAGTTCTTGCGCAAAAGACCAAGGATGCAAAGCCAAAGCAGCGCGGGCTTCCAAGGTATAGGCCCGAAGTGCCGTTACACCGCTATACAGTTCCGAGGTCAGATCTTCAGGCGCATCCGCACCAATGCGGTTACAAGCTGCCCGAACAATTTCTAGTTCATCAATCATGCGCCACCTATCTATCAAACGAAAGGCGGCCCGGCGTATCTGACACCGGACCGCCTGCAACCAAGTGAGGTTTTGAAGCCCCGCATCACCTATTTGGGTTATGCGGTAGTTTGCGCCGCGATCGTAACCACGCTGGCAGTCACAGCCGTGACGATGTAGTTTTTGAGCGCCGGAGCACCATCAATATCCAAACCCGCCATGATGAAGTCGCCAGCACGCACATCATCCGGAGCGAGACTGTCGAAATAGCCAGCAGTCTCCACTGCGGCTGCATCGTCATTGGTGTGGTAGGTGCATAGCGCTTTCACAGAGCCCGATCCGGTGCCGATTGCACCAACAGAGGCAAGACGCTTAAAGCCATCAAGATTGAAAGACATATTTTCCCTTTCTCAATCCTAAGAATTATTGGGTGAAGGTGGAGATCAGTTCAGGGTGATGTCTGTCGGGATCTTGAAGCGACCACGCACCATGCCTTCGGCCAATAGACCGGCAGCCGCTCCTTCGGTTTCCATGCGCACGGTCCAGCAGCCAAGGCGGTTGTCCCAATCCCAAATGGATTTGAGTTTGGTGTTGTTGGCCCAACCAGCAGATGAGTTGTGATACATCTGCAGGTCATAATGACCCGCCTCGTTCTGAATGAAATACTCATTGGGCGCGAGGAAGAAATGCACCCCATTCCAGAATTTAGAGACGGTGGTTTTGCGGAAAGACAGATCATCTCCGGTCCAGTCGGCGGAGTTGAACTGCTTGTAGGCCATGGCTTGGTTCCAGATGCCGGAAGGCAATGGACAGAAGATATTGCCATCCCATGGCACATCAGCCGCCTGAAGCGCGTTGCTCATCAAAAGCAAATGCTTGAGGTCAAAGTCAACGGCCGAGCCGCCGACCATTCCGGGCAATCCATTAGCATCCAGATTGGGTGCAGCGCCTGCTCCGGTTGGAGCACTGGAGCTCATTTTGCTATTAAACAAGCCGAACAGCTCTTCATCGACCGCGCGGCCAAGGGCCTTGGCCCCTGCTCCCGAGATTGCTTCTTTCTCGTTGGCAGTCATACGGGAAAGGTCAAAGGTGTAAACCTCATCAAAGGCTTCCCAAGTTTCGAGGTTGGCTTCTTCGCGGCCCTTTTTCGCATTCATCGGAATCGCAGCCTGACCCCGTTTTTTCTTATGCGCCTTGCCTTTGCCCATAATATTGAAATGGGCTTTTGTGCCAACAATGCTGGCAGCAGCAGAAACAGTGCTCTGCATCAGGAAGCCGCCAGACTGGAATTTCTGGATCACCCCGTTGTTATATTGCTCAACAAACCAGGTCGGTGCATCATTACTCATGTCTTCAGCCTTCTATAGCGTGAGTGTCACGCCAGAGGCTCGAAGACCGGCTGCGAATAAGGGCGGCGCATTGAGCTCTGGCTTGAACTCAACGCTAACCGTCTGGGCGGGCGGTCAACCGTGGTTTTTATGGCTCCTAGAGTTTAGACTCGAACTTCGGTCTATTTCTTCCACTCAAAGCAATTCCGATATAGCGCTGCAATTTCTCCAAAGCCGCCCCATACTCAGTTTACAAGATTTAAAGACAGCCCTGACATAGGGCTGAGCAAATACCTACCTCCACTCGATGATTGGTTTTCCCGGTCCTCCACCACCGGGAAACTGCCATCCCATGTGGGTTACTGTATCTCTGACGTTACAAGCCAGCTCGGCGACATGTGTTTGAACTTTCTCTAAATATGCTAAGTCTATTGCATCATCAAATACTTGTTTGTGCCGATTGACGTATAGTGGCACAGATGCACCGTCGGCGTCGGGCATCCGCCACGAGCCGTGGCAAAGAACATTGCGGATTACGGCCGCTTTCTTGATATGTGCAACCAATTCATCCACGTTTTTTGTCGTTGTTTCTGGATTCTGGCGTGCGGCCTTACCGTAGGCTTCAGCCAAGTTCGACAGTGGGTCTGTTAAAGCCCGCTCAAGCTGTGGTAGCCAAGCTTGATAGACCGCATCGATCTCAATTGAGCGGTAATTCGTTGTTGCAGAGAAAGCGAAGATTGCCTTGCCCAATACTTCCTCAAGAAATCCATAGGTAGCGATCGTTCGGCCAAGTTGTTCCCAGAATTTTGGTGCGTGCATATGAGTAGGGAATTTTGGTGGCAATTTTTTCCGGTTGATTATTGAGCTGTTTAATTCTGCGGTTTTCATTTGTTGACTTTCAAATCAGAATTCAACACGAAATACACGATTTGAATTTGGCTTTTTGTGGTTTTGGAGCTGTGTCTGATCGCCCACTAGAAACTAGTTGGGCATAATTGAAGAATAGTTAGAGCAAAATTGTTAAATTTTATGGATGTCCATAACCGAACCTCTAATCTCGAGCGCGGGCGCAAATGCTGGGTTAATTGTGAAGCGCGCTGCCTCTCCAGCCCTCTGAGCGCGTATTTGCAGTGGTTTTGGATCGTAACCAACATCAAAAATATACTGCTCATCGACGCCATTTTGCAGGCCAAGAACACCGTGGTAAATCAAAAAATTTCTAATTTTTTCATGTTCAGCAGGTTCAATGCCGGCCTCATTGAAAATCTTTAACAAATCGTCTCTACTTAGCTCTGGTGGTGTATCAATGAAATAATAGAGAAGGTCCTTGGCAGCGGGGTATACATCGCTAATTTCTCTATCAAGTTCGACAATTAAATCTTGCGAGTAAGAAACTAACCCTTTGTGATAGTCATCGATTATAATTTTCTCTCGTCGAAAATTAACAGCAAATCCACGAATGTGATTGAACAGCTTGAGTACGTTTCTTGGTCTCATTAAGGATCTTGAAATGATGAAATCTGAACTCTCTTCGCCAAAAACATGCGATACGCTAATCATTTTCCAAAGCTCATCGAATGGCAATTTTGCATATTCTACGGGCAAACTTGAAGATAGTCGCAGTCTAAGCATCTCGCGAAGCAAGTCCGGATCGCTCCAATCAAGTGTCGCGCGCATTTCTTTCCCATAGTCGGATGAATTTTCCATCAAAAATCTGTAAACATCGTTCCTCAAAAACAAGATACAACGAAACTCGTGCCCAGCTTTTTGCATATCACGTTCGATTTTTCGGCCTGCATCAATAAGGCAGCGGAGGGTGATAGAATCTATAGTATCGACGCCGTCTGTTGACCAACTTTTGTCGAGATTATCGAATAGAACGAGTACGCGACCCTTGTGCTCTAGATATTTAGAAAGTTGGGTTTTTAGATTCTTTAGATCATGACTGTATAAGATTTCTGTGATTTGCTGGATTGTAATTCCATGGTTGTCCGTATTGCCAAACTTAATTTTGAACTGATCACTTAACCGTCGGGAAAGGGCCAATAGGCGCTCTGAGAAATCTCCTTCAGACAAAGAGTCATCGCCACGGTAAGTACGTTCAAGTTCCTGATAGATATCGTATAAGTCGTGGTTAAAACGGTGAGTTTTTTTGTCTTTTTCGAGAAGCTTGTACGCAACTTCCAGTAGTATCAAGTACTCCCAAAATGCCGTGAGTAAATGCTGGCGTGATCCCGCAGCAAGGAGAGATAAAATCTCATCCTTCAATTTTGCAAGCTGGTAGCTTTCTGGCTTCAAATCCACCACAATGTTTCGTTTGTCAGCCCTTGTTATGTCTCTCAAACTAATAAAAAGTGCGGTTTTTCCCGAGCCCTTTCGGCCGACTACTAAATTGACATCACCACTAGACGCGCGCAGAAACTGATCTGTTTGAAGATAATAGTCAGCCAACGTAGTCATTTCATTTTCAGCAGTGGGATCTCCAACCCATATGCTGTCTAGAAAACCTTTTGCAGTTTCATTTGTTCCTGCTTCACCTTGTAGTACATCATTTATTTGCGGGCAGAATATAGCTACATGTTCGGAAATATCTTGGGGGCTATTGTAGACTGTTATTTCGTCTCTGATGTCCAAAGGTGCATCGAAACCGCTTGGAGAGAATATCAGTGTAGGTTTGAGCATTCCGTGAGCGAGACCAGCAACAAACAGCGTTCTAACATTGTGTTCTTCTTTGCTATCGCCTGCTGATTCTATCATCAAACAAACACCGCTAGACCTTCCGACCTGTCGAATGGCGTCGGTTGCAGAGAGCCGAATGTCTTCTGAAGAAATGAAAGATCTATATCTGAATCGGGCCTTTTTAATTCGTGATACCATCTTCGTTGCGGCATCTGACCGTTCTGGAGGTTCCATCAGGTAAACTGGGGCTTGCCGATCCAACTCTTTCGTGAATGGAAGTGCTGTTTCATCAATATAGCCAGTTAGCCTGTTTCGAATGTCATCATCAGTGGAATAGCTAAAGTAGCCCAAGGTGTCAAAAATACCCGTACGCTTCGCTAATTTACTGTCCCCAGCAACTGACGTATCTTTAAGTAAGAAAACTTTTTTATTTCGACCAATTGCGAAACCAATTTCGTAAACGACGTTTAGGTTAAGGTAAGTTACATCTGCGACAACAAATGGCGAGTCGTCGATTTTACTTAAGATCGGTGAGATCACAGTTTCACCGGGAATATCGTTAAACTCCCAAGGCTCAAATCTAACTGAGTTAGCACCGACGGCATTTGCCTTCCGTACACCGCTAAGAATTTTATCGCCTACAGTTTCATCTCTAGTGGAGTAAGCTACGAATGCAGATCTCTGATTGCTCAATTTAATTCTCCGAGCACTACCGAACCATTATGAGTCGACTCAACTCTACTTCTAATTGTCGGCAAGGTTAAGAGAATAATAGTATTATTTGGTGCATTGCGCTGTTGTCTCCACTATTCGAATGGCATCGTTTTTGTGAGAGTGGAGATCTTTCCCCGCTGAAGTGGTTCCTCATGAATTTTTACAGGTTACCCCGGATACAGCGCCTGAAAGCTCGCGTCATATTTCTTGCGCAGTTCCGCATCATATTTGCCTGAACTCGGGTTAATTCGCGGATCTGCACCCAGATTTTCCAGCTGTTCTTTTGAGAAATGCGCTGCAGTCGCTGCATCCTTGCCACCCAATGGAATGCCTTTTTCAGCCGCCATCCCTTGCACAGCACGAATGATCATGACACCCGATGCAGTTTCGGCCATGCCTTCAAAGAACTTGCCTGCCCCTTCAGGAAGCTTCAGGCTTTGCGCGATATTGGCAGCCACGGCTTCCGCATCGTTGATGGCTTTTTCCGCCACTTTGGCATCACCTCCCAACATGGTGGCCAGACTATCCATTTCGTGTTTTGGATCATAGGGAGGAGCCAATAGGCCTTGCGCTACCGGATCGCCAAAGGTGTCGTTGATGAAATTCTGGAACACATCCGGGGCAATGCCATGCTTGAGTGCCGCCGATTTGGCTGCGGTCAAAACAGGATCGTCCTTTTCACCAAAATATCCCTTCAGTTCATCAGTTGGCTTAAACTCATATCCTGTGATGTCTTCGGGCAGAACCGTTTTGGCGTCATTGATGCCGGCCATAAGCTTATCGATGGTTTCACGATCATTTTCACCATGGAAATTTTGATCAAGTCCATCAGGGCGGTATAGCTCACCACCACCTTCATCGTCCGCGCCTTCACCACCCTCACCGGCATTGTCCTCTTCTCCACCAGTACCGTTGCCGTCTTCGGCGGCAAACAGGATCAAAGGCCAATATTTATTCATTGCGTATTTCATGCTGCGTCTCCTTTTTCGGACGGGTTAAATCCGGCTTTTGACAGATCTGTTATAAGGGCGTGAATGACAGTGTTTTGACCGTCGCGATAGGCGGCCAGAACGCCCACCTGATCAGCAGACAGGCCAAGGGCTCCAAAGTTCACCGGCGGACGCCCGAGGGTACCGGCAACCAGTTGGGCCAAGACACTCCGGCCTTCAGTTGTCGAGAAGATGATCAAAAGATCCCGCCGATAGCTGGCGATAGAAGCATCACGCTGTGCCTGATCTTCTTGTGCCAGTTTCTTGCGTTCAGGGTGGCCGAATGTCCCCATGAGGCCTTCCAAGGCTTCCCAGCTATTGTCGCCACTCAAATTGCTGATCATGTCCTGAATTTGTAATCCTGCATCGGCCATTACACCGCTCCTAGTTGTTCAGCAGCCTGATCTGTTGGCGCTTCAGCCCCCAAACCAGCTTGCGCAGCCATCGCAATGGCTTGCGCTTCAGCGGCCTGCTTTTTCATTTCGGCCCGCTCCTCTCCGGTCACGATATAGTCCGATGGAACTCCAAGCTCTCGGCCAACATGCTCAAGCGCCTCTTCCAACTTGGCGACGGTAGGAGCACCCTCTTGCAAAATGGCAAGGACCATTTCGATCCATTGCACGATTTTCTCAAGGCGCTCTGCAGCGCGAGCAGTTGCCAAGGGTGACGAGATCTTGACTTGGATAAGCACCTGATCGATCGGGATTTGGTTTTCGATCAAACCGACATTAGAGGCGACTTCAATGAGACGACGCGCCAATGGAACGATGATTTCATAGACCAAACGCCCAAACGCGCCGGTATGGTCAGAGGCCAACCGTTTCACACGCTCAAGGATTTCGGTTGCCGATCGAACCGATGCCCCATCGGGCGGCAGGCTTTGGTCCATCAAGGTAGCTTGAACCGCCATCCGCAAATCATTGAGAATGATGTTATTGGTGTCCAGATTGGGATCCTGCATCCGTGAAATTGTCGGCCCCAACACGCCGCCGTTTCGTGCCACCTTCCAAATTGCCCCTGGTTCGATGGCGCTGTGATCAGGGTTGAATACCCCGTCATCAACTGCGGTCCATATGCCCATCAAGGCGATGGCGGCCGCCTGCAATGTCAGGCTTTGTGCTGTGTTCAGTGTTTTGATGGATGGCATGGCCAACATAATGGGCCCACGTCCCATGGTTTCTCCGGGCACGCGGAAATATCGAGGTGTCAGCCAAGGATTGGTAAAAGATTTCTCTTGCCGAATGATCACTTCGTCTTTGTCGGTCCAGCTTCTGGTGATCCAACGGCTGGATTTTTTGTCAAAAACAGTTGCGACATGCAGCGTTAGATCATCATCCGGTTTGTCCTTGATGAGTTTCTTTAATTCAGGACCTAGTCTGTCACCATCGAGGTCAAACTCTTCTTCAACCTGCCATGGTTTCCATTTTCGGTCCCAGAAAATAGCAACGACATCGCCATAAGGACCGCCAAGCAAACGCAACTCATCGATGGGTACCGAGACAAAACGAGCTGCACGATCGGGGCTGTCACCTTGCGGGATATACATCGCGCCGGTACCGGCTGCCAAATCCAACGCCATCTCATGAAACGCAAGGTCAAACTCGCCATTGCTGGCCATTCCGGTTATGACGGCTGTGGTTCTTTCCAAATGCGGCCGCAGCTCATCTTTGACTTTCTTTTCCAGGATATCGCCGGGGGCAAGGCGAAACATTTCTTCTGAAACGAAATCTTGCCACAAGCGACCGGCAAACCGGAATGCTCCAACGATAGCTGTCTGGTCAAACGCTTTATTGACGCGTTTTTGTCCCTTACCATCAGATGATCCTTTTCGAAAAGGGATGGCATAGTCAAAAGCCTCATCAAGCAGCGGCTGGAAGGTTTGATATTCGGTGTTTGCCTGATCATAGAGCCGTTTCATCTTTTTGATGATTGGGCCATCACCTGATGGCATTTGTGGTTTTTCAGGCTGCGCCGTTGCCTTGTTTGCTTGCTTGGCCATGGATTATCCCAATGTATCCTGACCGCCAGACGTGCCGATGAATGTCAGCAAGCGATTGCCGAGTGCTTTACGTCCACCACCTTTGGCCTGAGCTTTTGCCTGATCCACCTCTGACGACGCCTTAGCCAAAGCGGCAATTTGTTTGTTTTGATTTTCCTGCGCGATTTTCTTTTGCAGCTCAACCGCGCCGTTGTCGCTTTTTCCGAATAGTCCGCCCATGTCGCCAAATCTCCGCGCCGTCGAAGGTGTCATGCAGTGAAAAGCCACAAAGCCGCGCAATGCGAGCGCCTGCCTTGGTGACTATTCTGACTTCGATTTCAGCATAGGCCTTGCGTTTCAAGGTCAACCGAATGGCCCGAACGATCCGCTTGAGGTGTCGCTGTGCTTCCGGTCTGGCCAAAAACCATGCTTCAACAACACCGTCCTGCCTTGGCCATAACCCTGCCATGATCACAGCTTCCCCGTTTTCATCGCGCAATGCCCAGGTTTCCGAGACATCCCGTTGCGCTTTGAGGCACAGCCAAACGATTGACTGGCAACGACCGATGCAGCAGGCAATGTCGTAATTGCTGGCAGGACTAACGATCTTCATGCGAATTTGTGCGGATCTATTTGCCGCCCTTTGTTCGCCTGCGATGCCCACCCGCCCTGTTTGCTTGATTGCCTTCCGGTACCAGTAACAGCCTGCCGGCCGCGATATCCCAAAACCAGATATTGCAAACCGTCATGAGGGTGGGAATATTCGTTTTTGTCAGGCTGCAGCGCAAATTTATCGCCACCGGTCGATAGCTTTTTAAAGCGATAGCCTGACATGAAACCGCGGATAAGGATTTTGCAATGAGGTGAGACCAGCAACCGCGGTGTTTGCCCATCGATGAACTTGGTCAGTTCGCCTTCGACGGATCCCAGACGCAAGCCCAATTCGTTTGAACCGTTAGCCGGAATGAGGATTGGCATCCCCAAAGCCACCTGCATGGTTTCCAGCCAAGACAGCTCGCCTCCTTCTCTATCAGCGCCGTACTGGCTTGCAGGATCGGCCCATGGGCGGATATCGCTGCACATGGGGTATCGACGGTCCAGAAGATCGACAAGCATCTCAGAGAAGCGCGTAGCGCCATAACCCTGCCCTGGTACAACTTCATCAAGGATCCGGATTTGACCGTTTGGCATCGGCTGCCCGAGGATAGCAGCCGGATTGAGCGCCGCATCCATGCCGATCAACAATGGTAGGCCTTCGATTGGATCCAGTTTTTTGGCAGCCACATGACGCTTTTGATCAAAGCTGCGATAGACCGGCAGGCCTTCACGGCTATATCCATATTCGTTATGCACCATCCGGCGCACATACCAATCCGGTTCAGCGACTGCAATTTTCTGATAATAGTCTGCCTCTAGCCGGCTTAGATTTTCAGCCTTGGGAGAAAGGCCCGATGGCTGGCGGAATAGTCGCCGGTGTGGCGCGACATTTTCAACCAAATCCTCATAGGTCCAGTTGTCCATATCCGGAGCGTTATAGTCCCCGAGGATTGTCCGGACGCGTTTTGCTGTAGGATCGGCTAGATCTTCCTTTTTGGGATAGCGCCCAGTCCTTTGCTCCATATAGCGCAACACATTGCTGGCCAGCGTGTCGGCTTCATTCATCCAGCCTCCCGAGATTTCAAGGCCACGAAGGATATCTTCGATCGAGGCATCGCCGATGCCGAGGAACAACGTTTCAGCTTCAACTTTGAGCCCGTTGGGCAGACGCCAGCGCAGTGTGTGTGTTGCCGGCCTATCGTTACCACCAGTCCAGCTTGAGCCGGGATAGTCTTTGGAGAACCATTGTTTCCAACTGTTCAGAACGGTGCGCTCCGCATCGCGAAAGCTGGTCCGCACCACAACAAACCGATCGCGGATCCAGCCATCCTTGCATGGCGGCATCCGAGCTGCAGCCAACACCCGAGCAAAAACACAGGAGACAGTTTTACCACCACCAACGGGACCCATGATGAACTTCGACATGATGTCATCACGAATGAAGGCGCTAGACACAGGGCCAGCAGGCTTGAAGTGATAGGGATCAAAATCCTCGTCTTGCTCATACAGCTGCACGAGCTTGCGAATATCGACATTGTCCGGCGCAATGAGGTTGGCTTCGCTCTGACCCGGGAATTGATAGCTCATCCCCTCACCCCTTTTCCGGTTTTCAATTTATCGCTTTCCCCCGACCCCCGACCTATGGCCCCAGAAAACGCGACATTTTCAAATTCATCCAGATCAAAATCGTGATCGGTGTGGCTCGCCATACCCCTATATGGGGGGGTGGGGGGTGCTTTCGGGGAAGGCTCTCGCTCGGCTTGGTCTTTTTGTCGCTGGCCGGATGAAGCAGGCAGAACCAAGGGGAAGCAAAAATTTTCAGACAAGGGTCGCTCAAAACATGCCGGTCCCCTCACGATGACAGGGGTTTCCTGCTGATAATCTATCAGTGGGAACATTTGCTATTCTCCCATGCCTTTCAATGGCTTGGCGGTTTCATGAGACGTACTCTCATGAGACGCTTGATTGCCATTCGTACTAAGTGATTGATTTTGTTGACTTTGGTCTTCGAGCGCCAGACCAATCGAGAGACTGTCATCATCCAGTTGATCAGCATCGGATTGGCTGCCATCCCCCAGGTCAATGAACAGCATTGGCAGCCGTTCATCGTTATTCTCGGTCTGAAGTGGTTTCTTGCCATACATGTAGGGCGTCACTTGATCCGCCACCTTGGTCTGCATCGCTACGATCTCGGCAATTGATGGCACACCGATCAGAGTTCCTGCTTTGTAAGAGGCTTCGGCTTTGTCGGCAGCTATCCCTTGCGCCTTTGCCTGCATCACCACGAACCAATGATGCAGATCCAGCGGATGGCTAGACAGGATCTCGCCCTGGAACAACAGCGGATCTCGAAAGCCTTTGGTCTGGTATAGCTTGCCGATGGCCTCGGTTTTCTTGTTAACCGCCCCTTTTGGCCTGCCCACCCCACGCTTTTCCACCCGAGCGCTAGGGAAAACCGCCGTCGGCGTGCTCTCACACCCGTCATTTTCACCGGTCTGCAATAGATCCATTTGTTCGATTTCGTCAGCCATCTATCTGATATAACTCTATATTTTATTCAAACGAGCAGATCGCAGAGCGGATCTTGTGATTGTCTGGGGACACCTGAGATTTTGGTGTCCCCGCAAGTGTCCCCAGAATTTCTTATTTAATTCAGATACTTAACTCTATAGTTCCACTAGGGACACTAGGGACACCAATATCTCTATACGTGCGCGCGCGTATGCGTGAAGCTTATTAGGTGTCCCCAGTGGAACCACAGCATTAACCCCTTGATTTCATGTAGATAGTTCGGGGACACCAAGTGTCCCCTAGGTGTCCCCAGTGGAACTTTTGGTGTCCCTTTGGTGCCCCCGGACCCGTCTGAACGGGAGAACCTTCCGCAGCCATTCGACCATAGCGCTATCCACCCCTGGTCAACTGTCCGCTAGCCCGGCAGGGCTTTTGCTTCTTTGCAAAAGGCATGACGAGGCGCGGTCTGTTCTTAAGAGGAAGGGTCAGGGTATTGAGACAAAAAAATATCAGTTGGGAACATCGTGGCTTATCCCGTTGGCATTTGGGTCGGGGAACCGACCGGCGCTTAATGTGCTTGTCGTTGATGATCTTTGAGTGATAAATTGAAGCGTAGGCTGTTACGTAGACGCGAACATAGCGTTTAACACGATGCCCTTCGCATGCACCAATGCATTGACATAAACATAACTCATAGTTATATTCGTAGCATATCAAAGGCACTAAGCACGCATGTACAAGGTCCAATACAAGTCGCAGGCAATGAAATCGTTGAGGCGCGTACAGCCCAAAAGAGCAAATAGCATCAGAACCGCGATTAAGAAGCTTGCAGAAGATCCAGACCGCAAAGACATGAATGTGCGACCGCTTGAGGGTAGAGGCGGGTATCGTCTGAGAGTTGGCGACTACCGTGTTTTGTTCGATCGGGATGATGAGATTAAAATCATTTCCATTGAAAAGATCGGCCCTCGTGGCGATGTTTACAACAGATAGGAGAATGACATGGCTGTTCCTGAAATCCTCCTGGATGAAAACGGGCTCCCAGACAAGGTGGTTATGAGTTGGGCTGACTATATCGCCCTCGAGCCAGATGCGGCTGATATGCATCTGTCTGACGAACAACTGTATGACAAAGCCAAAGCTGAAGAGGGAGAATATTTCCCTGAAGAGGTCGTTGACGCGCTGCTTGATGGAACCAACCCTGTCAAAGTCTATCGCAAATATCGTGGCTTCACTCAGAAACAACTGGCTGCAACGATCGGGCATAAACAGGAACTGATCTCCCAGATTGAAAACGGCCGCAGAAGCGGCTCCATCGATACGATCAAAGCCATTGCAGAAGCCTTGAGTGTCGATGTCGGCGATTTGGTTTAGCATCACCCCACTTCCTCCGCATAGATTTCAAATGCTGTCAGGTTGACCAGCGTCACGCGCCGCGACACACCGCCAATCTTTACCTTGTTGTATTCCTTGCGGTATTCGATGATGTCTGACGGCCCTTGTCGCAGTGCATAGGTCCATACACTGTTGCCCCAAGGCATCCCGTCAAACAGGCTGGTCAGGTTCGGCCCCTTGTTCGGGACCGCCAGATAGTCACTGCTCTTGTCGATCTTGTTCGCGCCTCTAGGCAGCAAACCAAGATCCACCTGAGCCAACAGCTCTCGAGCCTTGGCCACATCAACATAGCTGTTGCCACTGTCCCTATATCCTTCTAGGAGCGCCCCGATCGTATGCTGTGACCCATTGCGCCAGGCATCGACGCGACTGGTCAGAAGATGCTCGAGACAAGCCTTCCAGTTTTCCTCGGCAGTTTCTTTTTCCGATAGGCTTTGCGCGGCCAACACGTCGGCCCAACCGGACAGGTCATCGGCCCGATAGCCGGCCTCCTCGACGCCTTCATCGCCCAACATGAGGTGAGCGCAGGCAAGGAACGTGCCGTAAGTGTCCTGCCCTCGGCTATCATGGCCACCATCGCGCAGAGCCTCGCGATAGGCCTGCCATGTGCCATCATACAGACCCCATTGATCCACCATGCGCCGCATGAGCTTTGGGCCAGTGTTCGGATCCAGCTTTGGCGGTTCGCTTGCCCCGTCCATATCCAGCTTATCGATGGACAGGATGGCCATGCGAGAGAGATCTTGCGGTGCCAGTGGAGGCGGATTGATGGCAGAGAACAGGAATGTGGATCGCGCCTGAAATTCGACTCCGTTATGATCCTGCCCACCGCGCAACATAAGGCCCCCACTGGCTGCAAGACGCGCAAGTTTGACAACACCGGTCACACGCCGGTTGTCCGCTTCCGCCTCGAGCTCGTCGATGGCGACGGGCAAAGAGCCATTGCCCACGCGCTGATAAATCCCTGCCGGTGTGGTGTCGGTTGAAGACACAAGCCCGTCGCCCAACACTTGGCTAACAATGGCCTGCAAGGTCGATTTGCCCACGGCCTTGTCCCCGATCAGAAACATCGATGGACGCCATTCCAAGGCACCGCCCAATATGCCAACCCCGAGCCACCCCATAAACAACAGCGGATCCACCTCTGGCCGCTTCCAGTTCCATGTCTTGAGGATCCGGAACAGGTTCCGCGCAGGATTGTCATCATGCGTCACCGTCTCTTCCCACGGCCCATGAATATGCGGCCGCCTTGGATAGAAATATTGGCCGTTTTCTCCGGTCTCGACGCGCTGGCCATCGATCCAGAGACAATCGCCACAATGCAGGATCAGCTCGCCATCGTCGCCACGCCAGGCACCAAGTCCGCGCACCTTCTCGACAGCGTTCCAAAGGCCCTTGTTATCAGCGGCCGTATAGAAGGTTTCGCGCACCTTTTCGGCCTTAAATCCAGAAATCCCGTTCTCTTTGCTATGCGCTGGCCACGCCCAATAAGCATAGCCAATATGGCGGCCAAACAGACGTTGAATGAAGGCTTGGCCAAAGCTGGACGGACCAACTGCTGCCAATTGTCCCATAGCATCCACCAGATATATTGTGTCACCATCCATACCCAGAGGTTGGACCGGACAATCAGGCGGCAAGCCGATGTCATTGGGCATCCATTCACCGGCATATGCATCCCCTCGTCTGTAATCCGGCGCAATGGGAACAGGGGTGGCCTCTTTCCGCCGCCCCTGTTCCCTAGTCACTTCTCGCAGAGCGGGCATTACCGCATCCCGAATTTTTTGTACGCCTGATGCCGTCACAGCAAACCTGCTTTCTTCTTATTTTGGTGCGGTTTTGGGCACACGAGCGCCACCACGTTTGGCTTTGCCTTGATGGGCCACCGGCCGTTCACCGATAGACATCGGCTGTTCGGGCGCATCATCCTGCTGGACGGGCTCTTTGATTGCCGCCTTGGTGATTGGCATTTCTGCAATGGCCTTCTGTGCGGCCTCATGCACAGGATCCTTGACCAATGGCCCTTCATCGGCCGCGTAAGTCTGATCTTCAAATGGTATGGGTCTGCGTTCCTGCTTGGCCCGCTCAAGTCTGGATTGCTCTTCCCGCTGTTCGATTTGCAGATCGACAGCCACCAACCGACAAGATTTGGCGAACAAGCGATAGCCGATCTGCACTTCAATAGACTGGTCAAAAAAGCTGCCAGCAGGTGCATCGTGAATGGCCAACTCAGCGCATTTGCGAAACAATTGTTCGCCCGACACATTCTCTGGCCGATCGGCCACATATTGCGCCATCAATTCAATATCCTGCTCTGTCTCTCGCTCCTCTTCCAATGGCTTAAACAGGCGATAATACAGCTCGTTTTCCTCTCGTCCGCCGTCCCGCATTTGCGTTACCAGCGCTAAGGCTGCCACATGGCCCACGGCCATCGCCACATTCATCGCGTTTACGCCAACAATGGATCGAGTTACGTCATTCATTTCATTTGTCATGATATTTCCCTTGGTTGGGACGGGCCTTTGTGCTGCGAAATCATGAATTTGGCTCCAGTTCGGTGAGGTCCAGAACCAGAGGAATGGCAAAACAAGACAAGCCTTTCTTGCCTTCGGCCAACATCACAATCATCGGGTCTATCTTCCAGCTTTTTACAACGGGTAACCCGAGCACGACCAAGGGCTTGTTCTTCATGTCGACCATGTCGATAAAGTTGGTGTCATGGTTTTGTTTGGTCAGCATCAACGCAGTCGCCACATGACCATTCACCACCCATTTGTCCGGCGCTTGGCCATTGTCACGAGCGCGGGTCAGGGCTTCTTGAAAGAAATTTTTTGCATTATCAGGCATGGTTTTCTCCCGAAGAACCCTCATTTATTGTAGGTACAATAAATAGTGATTTTGTGAGTGTTGTATGATTAAATAAGGTGGCGCCAAGTCGAAAAAGAACCGACAAAAGTGTATTCACGATAAGGAGGCTAGAAATTATGGCATCTAAGAAACCCGATCCCTTCATGATCGATGAAGATGTTGCACCATTGACCGATCCAGAAATCCAAAACCTCCGCACCGGCAAGGAACTCTTTGCAGAATTGGGCATCACACCAACACGTCCGATCAAGCGCGGCCGTCCGGTGTCTGACACACCCAAAAAGCCCGTTACTCTGCGGCTGGATGCCGATATCGTCGAGTATTTCCGTGAAGGCGGCAAAGGCTGGCAAACCCGCATCAATGACGCACTGGCAAAAATCGTTGAGGAAGACAAAAAGGCAAGCTGATCCATTACAACGCCCTCCCTAATTGGCAGGGTCGGTCGACTCGCGTAATGATTGATATCGTGTGTATTGGAGCAACTTTATGAAGTCGTTTTTTGTCGGAATGCTTGGCGGGTTGATTGTGGTTTTGTGCGCGACGTTCGCCTATTCGTGGTTTGGTGCCCATCGTTTTCTCGAGGTTTGGGATGCCAACAGTGGTTGGGCCGCTGCAATTGTCGGCGTGTTTGTTGGGCTGACAACCCTCAGGCCACTCATTCAGCAAGCCCAAACCCCTAGAATTCATGCAAAAGTTGATGCGATTGAAAAAGAAGTCAGAAATCTCACAGAATTGTCCGGCAAAATTGAACAAGCAATTTTTGAATGCGATGTTATTCCAAACCTTAGAACTGGCAAAGATGACTTTGAGACCTATCGCGTTCCAACTATAAATGTGAATGACTTCTTCAATACGCCTGAGAAAATTAGCAGATCTGACAATGTCATTAGTGTTATTGGCCGATTCTATTGCGCCATTGATGAATACAAAAAAAATTATTACAAATTTTCCGAAGTCGAGGATATAGACGTTTCCACCGATGAAATGTATCCATGGATTACCGTTTTCAACAACACTTACAAACATGACACTGGTAAATTTAGTCAATGCTTCAATGAAAGAAATGACGACTTTAGGAAAATTTCCAAAACAATTCGGTTTGCATATACTACTGCAGCTAGATCTTATGCGCGTATATCCAAACTTGAAAAGCTCGCAGTGAAAACCCGAGCTAGACTCTATATTGACTAACCCCATCACGCCCCCCTCAACAAATCATTGAAATCCTTGCCCGAAGACGAGCTGACCACGCTCACCGGGTAGCCGGCACGTTTCAGCCGCTGGACGCATTTGTCAAACAGTGCTTGCGCTTGTGGCTTGCCCCAGTCGTTGTCTTTCAGCAGAACAAATGAACCAAAGGCCTTATGCATCGGGATATGCAGCATGTTGGGCAAGGATCCCGCCGCCAGCACCCGCGCCTCAGGCACAGCCAGTGCAGCCGACAATCCGTCCTCGATGCCCTCACCAATGATCACAGGCGCAAATTTGCCCGCCTTGGCCATGGTGATCGGGTCCATATTCCCCTCCCCACGCGTCAGCCAGATCGCAGCCCCTTGCGTGCGCGGAAACATCAGCTTGGCTTTACTGGGGTCTTTGACCGGCGCTTTGCCCTGCCCGTCCGGTGCAATGAAGGTGTAATGCAAAGCCTGCAAACCGCCCTCGATGTCGCGCATAGCCGACACAATGGCGGGGAACTTCGGCCCCGCCTTCAGCTTTGTTTTCTTGCCATTTTCATAGGAATAGTCGGCCTCATACCAATATTCGACATCAGGCAGAAACCGGCAAAAGGGCGCTCGATTTTTGATGGTGTCCAGTGGCAACCCGCGAAACGCAAAATAGGCCTCTCCCACGGTACCACTGATTGGCAAAGTGGTGGACCAGGACCGCCGCGCCCTGTCCACCATCCGCCGGTAGTTCGCCAGATCTTCTTCTTTCTGGCTGGCCTCCCGCTTTTTCACATCACGCATGAGCTTGGCTTTTTCAGCTTTGCTCATATTTCTCCAGCCTAACCAATCTTCTGCCCAATCCAAAGCCTCCTTTCGATCTAGGCCTTTGCAAAGACAGATCAGACCCAGAACATCGCCCTTGTCTTCTTCCGAGGCATAGTCCTTGAAGGCCCCTTTTGCGTTGCCGCCGATCCACACCACAAAGCTGCCTGCCTTGCGATCATGGCGCACAGGACTTTTGGCGGCATAATTGTTGCCGTTGATTTTCCCGTTCGGGACCAGCTCTTTGACCAGCCGCAAGACATCATCTTGCAGCGCAACTTTCACCTCTTTGAGACGACTACCCATGAGAGTTATTCCTTTTGAATTGGTCAGGCTCTCGGAGCTTCTTGACAGAAGCCTCCTGCCGCTGATGGCTTTGTATGGGTTCGAGGATGGTCAGGCCTACGCTTCGCGAAGTGCCGTGAATAAGATCCGCCATGCTGTCCAGCAGAGCATTGATGTGCGGGTCATCTCTGCTTTCTTCGATTTGGCGCAGGGATTTGGAAACTGCCTGTTTGGTGATGCCGGCAAATCCAGCCGCAATCACCAAAGGCACATTTAATTCGGTCACGATTAAATACAGCGCCCGTTGTCGGCACAGGCTGGCAGCGGCTTTTATCGGGCTTTGTTTGTCTTGGCTTTGCGGATCGTCGGCCAAAACCGCAGCCACATTCACCCCCGCCTTGTCGGCCAAAGTGATCAAAACCATGCGATAGGCAACGGGAGACAAAACCGCTTCCCCTTTTATGGTCCGGTCGCGCTCATGACATAGGCGCACAATTGCCTTTTCCATGCGCCGCAGGTTGGAAGGGCGCGGTATGGCTTGGCCGGATTGCCATCGCCGCCATTGCCGATCACGAACACCGGACAGGCGGCTCACCTCGGCCAACGAAAAGCCCCCTTTTGCACAATCGCTAATTATTTTCTGCATTTTGTGGACAAGCGGGTCGTTTGACGCACTATGTGCACCAGCGGTTGACAAAAGACCGGTCTTTTTGCATCGCCGAAATGAGGGTGTTTTTTCGCTGTACCGCATTATCGTCCCTCATTTTCACTGACGGGCCGATTGTTGGGTCTGGCATTGGTCAGCGCCTTCAGGGCATCAGCCACCCTTTTCAGGTCCGCTTTTGCTGCGTCTTGGTCTTCGGCCGTGCGTAAGCGCTCCACCCAGTCAAACCCCATCCGGTTCATGTCCCGAATGCTGGCGTCATCCATGGCAGCTTGCAAAAGTGCCGGACCATAAGCGTGCAGAAGGGATATGAAATGCTCCAGCCGTGGCGAAGAAAGGCCAGACAACCATCTCTCCACTGTCCTGTGCGGTATCCGAGCTTTCCGTGCCACTTCCTTGGCTGTGTTGGTTGGGTGTTGGTCACGCAAGAAGTCAGCAAGCCGATCCCGCAAGATCGCATCATGGGCACAAAGCAGCGTGTCCTTGATCGCAGATCTGCGCCGTATGAAGGTGGGATACTTCATTGTGCCGCCTCTTGATCAGGCAGCCAGTCGTTAGGAGTTACTGTGCCAGCGGTGACTTCCACCAGCTTGGTCATCACACCCCATTCGGGTGGGCGACCCTGTTCATATTTGCAAACCGCTCCTTTGGTCACGCCAATCCGGTGGCCCAATTGGGTTTGCGTCCAACCGCGCGTTAAGCGCCAATCTTTGAGTGGGTGATTTGCCATATTTACAATATCCATTTTGGAAACTTTAATGTCAATCCTTAAGTTTCCAAATTGGCCGACGACTGAATTCTACAGAAAGATCATTATTACACTTATGGTAGAAAGATTCGGGAAAACGTCTGGGCAGCTTAGTCGTTGGTATCTCCGCGAGTGGCGTAAGCACCGCGGACTAAACCAAGACGAGCTGGCCAATGCTATTGACAGTACAAAAGGTACTATTTCTCGAATGGAACTTGGAACTAGGCCATACAATCAGCCGTTTTTAGAAGCATGCGCGGAAGTCCTCAATTGCAGTCCAGCCGATCTCTTATCGGGACCACCCGAAGAGAACGGGATGCTTGACGAATTGCATTCTAAGCTTTCCGGAAAATCCAAAGAACAACTAGCGAAGATTTTAAATTTGATTGATGTGCTAGATAGCTGAAATTGCTTGCAATATCGGAAAATTAAACGATGAAAAGCTATATTGTTAAGGCAATCTCGATTATAGCAGTTATGTTGTTTTTGGGGTTCGGTATTAAAACCATTCAGATGTATGACGGACCTGTTGTTGTTTCCCATATGACGGGCACCTATGCCACTCCAGAATGCATATTTCAGCGAAATGCTTTACCGTTATACCTACAGTTCCGCCATAACAAGCCCCTTAGGGATCAAGATTTAAGGCTTATGCCTGGAGCGGAAGTCGTCGAAAAAACCGATGTACCCAAAGACTATACTCCAGATGAAAAGTGCCGAAATTCTAAAGGCTTCGAAATCGGCGAGTCGAGCGTTTCTATGGATTTTTTTCGTGGCAGTCTGAAAATTGTACAATCTTGGTTTGATTAATTTTCCAATTTGGAAACAATTAGTTTGACAAGTGCATTTCCAAATTGGATATTAACAGTCATCATTCACCAACGGATTGATGATTATGACCCTCATTCAGACCCATTCTATGACACTAAACCGTCAGCAGCTGGTCTCACTGCTGGACGTGAAAGAAAGCGCTTTTGACCACGCTCGGGCAAAGCTTGAAGACAACCACTTCCCCAAAAGGCTTCCGGGCATCCTCCGCTGGTCGCGCCCTGCCGTTATTGCCTGGATAAAGGCCAGCGGCAATCTCGACATGATGAACCGTATTCTCATCGGCGATCCGCAAGAGCGGGAAGACCAAGATCTTCCCATTCCCGATATTGCAGCCGATCTGGCTGCCCGTTATGGCGGAATTGAAGCATGAAAATGGTCCTTCCCGCCAATCTGCCCGTCACCTTCTATCCAACATTGGGCGACGACACGCGCAAGCGCTTCTCACTGCTAGAGCATGTGACAAACATCACCGATGAAGTTGGTGGTGTGGTCAAGGTCTTTAGCGATGGCAGAAACCTTGAGTTTCACCATTCCAGTGAAGCCAAAGCCATCATCACCATCAACGACATACTGGCCGAAGTGATCAAGGCGACCTTCTATCGCATTGAGCCGCCAGCCGACCAACCAAAATAGGAAGGACATCTCAGTCTGCAAAATGAATGGAACCATAGCGTTCGTTTCTTACAAGTTCACAGACTGCAGTTCTTCTCATTATGATTTTTAGTGAAAGCATTGAAATGATAGACTCTAAACAGTTATTCAATATGCGCTCCCGAACCAGAGAAGGATTAATCACAATGACACCCAAATCTTCAAATGAAAATGACATCTACGTTGGTTCACGCGTACGCATTGCACGCCAATTGAGCAACATCAGCCAAGAGAAGCTGGGTGATCAGCTTGGCATTTCCTTCCAACAAATCCAGAAGTATGAAAAAGGAAGCAACCGCATCAGCGCATCCAAGCTGATCGATATATCACGCACTTTAAACGTGCCGGTTGCTTGGTTTTTTAAAGGCATAGAGCAAGGCGAAAGGGTCGATATCGAACCAGAACAGTTCTTTCAATCCAAAGATGGTCTTCGTCTTTTGCGCATATTCACTCGTGCCACCAGCTCCCAACAAAAGCTCATCATCGAATTGGCCGACACTGTGATCAAATCGACTTCAGCCGCCGCAGATTAGGCTGACAGGACTGTCTGCAACAACAGCAATCAAGCACAAGCTCCCCCCCACACGCACGATATAGCTTTATTATTGCCCGAGAACGCATTGGCAAGCGACAGTCAAGGTGTGCCTATCCTCACGCCCTGACTGTCCGCACGACACAGGATGATGTCACGCAGAAATGCCAATCCATCGGCCTATAGGTAAAATCATGGCCAAAGTATCGATCAAAATTCAATATGTCGTTTGGCGCTCCGGACGACCTCGTTTCGTTCCTGGCAAGGCGCTGCGTGCGCTCGGCTATAAGGGCGAGGATCTCAAGCATCCAGACGGCACTTGGCTCGATCTGAATGAAACCATCAGCTGGTCAAAGAAGTTTGGCGAGAAGGTCAACTTACGCCGGCAACAGATCACACTGAAGCAAACCGGCCCAAAGAAAAAGCCCAAGAACCATGCGGTGAAGGGCTACATCTGTGTTGGCGAGCTTCTTGTTAAATGGCACACGGAACGACGCTCCGAGAACAAGCTGACCGGAAAACCTTCATTAAGAACTTTAAGGGGGTACGACTACAACATGCGCGCTTTTCAGGCCTTCGATGAAGAGCTTTGGACAGCGCCGGCTGCTTCGATCACCGATGTAATGGCCAACGGCATCTATAAAAAGCTTCGCAGTGAAAAAGGTGTGTCTATGTCAAAGGCCATTGTCAGCACCCTTCGTCCGGCTTGGGGATGGGCCAAACGGGAAATGGGACTGGTTTCAAACAATCCATGGACTGCTCTGCGCATGACCACTCCGTTGCCACGGTTACGCGTTGGCAGCATCGCTGAAATGAAGCACCTCATTGCCACCGCAGACAAAGAAGGCCGTCCAGATGTGGGCGACGCAATTATGCTTGGTATCTGCTCGGGACAACGCCAGAACGATCGTTTGTTGTTCAAACTCGAAAAAATGGCTGATGGATTGATGATATTCAAACAGTCAAAAACCGGCGCCATTGTCCAGATACCCGAAATCAAGCCTCTGGCGGATCGGCTGCTGGCCGCAAAGGCCAGACGCAACAGACATCAACAAACGCTTTCCACTCTGTTGATCGACGAAAAAGGCGGGTGTTGTTGGGAACGTGGCGATGATGGGGATCGATATCGCAAGGCATTCAGAAAGGTCTGTGACAAGGCTACGGAGACGATGCCAAGTCTGGAGGGGTTCAGGGATCAGGATTTGCGTGATACCGCTGTGACATGGCTGGCAGATGCCGGTTGCACCCTTCCCCAGATTGCTTCCATTACGGGGCACTCGGTCGAGAACATTCATAAGATCCTCAAGCACTATCTGGCCCAAACACCGGAACAGGCGTCCCAAGCTCTAAAAAAACTATCGAGCTATTTGGTCAAAAATGGTGGATTGTAGGGTTCGTACAGAAATGTTTAATAAATACAATAAGTTATATTAAACCAGCGTTTTGATTTCTACTTTTATTTTGTTCAAAGTTGTCTAAATTATCTATGCAATCGAATAAACTGGATGGATGGAAAATATAGATGATGACCAACAAAATTGCAGAGCAACTCGCAAATATCCAAGGCGTGGTTTTTGCCTTGACCCTATTGGATACATATCCAACAAACATAAGATTGACACCTGCGTTTCACGCTCTGCATAATTCTTTGGAAATGCAGGTTTCAATGGTTTGCGAGTCGATTGAAAAATTCGAGACTCAGCAAGGCAGCTAACTATGAGACTTTAGCTTCAATTGCCTCGAAGTCTCACGGGGATCCCCGTAAGTCCATGAAATATATAGTAATCCATGTACATTAGAAGTCAGCTGCTCTATCCAACTGAGCTAAGGGGCCAGATTTATGAATTGCTCTGGCTGTATACATTGTCTTGGGGTAAACGCACTAGTGTGTCCAGTTTCCATCCACACGTTTAGTAGCGAAATTATCCGCATAGGCGACAATTCTGCGTTTCTTTTGTTTAGGCTCCATGACTTGATAGTCAATATGATGGCGCTCTGCATAAGCTATAGCATCTTGCTTGCTATCAAAGTTCAAATCCAGCTGCTGCCTAGTATCGGATGAGCTCGTGTGCCCCATTAAAGGTTCAATGGTTCTGGAGGCCGACGGCTCGAACTTCAAATGCCAACGGTGGGTTTTGGCGAGTCCGGACTGCATTGCATTTCTAGCGGGTTGATAAATGCGTGCTTTGAGCATGGTTTTCTTTCCCTTGCGATTTGGCAAAAAAACAAAACCGCTTTCTGATGGATGGTCGGAGCTATACCATCCATAAACGGTTATCACACGAAATATCATTCACTGTCAACCAAACTCAATACGTATGTTTTAGACAATTATTTCAATTGGTTATATCTTATCAAGGCATCTCACCTCAATGCTCTCAAACTCACCAGATCCCATATTTATAGGGGGTAGGTTCGAAGGATATAAGGGATAAATAGATACCTAAGCGCGTTAAAGCAATGACCGCATTGCAAGTCAAAAATCTGAAACCTTCTGGGAATAGAGGGACTGATACCATTTCGGTCGGAGGAGTGGATGGGGTAAACGGCGCCGTCAGACAAACATGAACCTGACCAAAGAGGACCAACATCTT